AGGTTCGAATCCTGTCCTGACTACAAAAATTAAATAATATGGATGATAAATTAACAGAATGGGAAAAAGAGTATATTGATAAACATCTTACTGAAAGAGTAGAAACAGATTGTTATTGGGATAATCCAGATTTAGCAACTGAAGATGTTCAATGGTTGTTAGAAGTAATTAAAAAACTGAGAAGTTAATAAATAGTCAGGTGGTGGAATTGGTCGTTAAATGCATGGTATGTTCTTTTCGGACTACCCTCTGTGTTACAGGTTCGAATCCTGTCCTGACTGCACGTAGGTATATTTGAAAGTAAAGTCCTATTCAAAAAACTTAATAACTTTCGTTAGTCAGGTGGTGGAATTGGTAGACACACCCTTAGTAATGGGGATTCAACTCAATGTACAAATGTATGAGAGAAACTATTACCTTAGATATATTGAACACAGGTTCGAATCCTGTCCTGACTACAATAAAAATTAAATAATATGGCAACAGTTTATAAAGTAGAAGTAACATCACATTGGATCAGTTATTCAAAGGAACAACTTGAAGAGATACTCACTGAGGCTGTAAAGAAGATTGAACGTAAGAAGGGTAATATGATTCAGATTAGAGTGGAAGAAAAGAAATAGAACCATGAATCATAAACTTAAAAAGGTAGATGGTGGAGTTGTGCTTACGGAGGAAATCAGTGTATATGATGACCTGAATGATGGGGATGAATATGTGATCTTGGGTAAGAATAAAAGAGTTGTTCTTTCCGTATCAGAATCTCATTTTGGATTGGCCAGAGTCATCTGGGATTATGGTGTGAGGAATAGAGAAAAGTATGTGAGTAAATTCCGAACAGATGAATACAACTCATATAAAGCACATGCTGCATTGAGGCTGAAGGATGGTGCAAAATGCCCACCTTTTATTGGAATAAGATGGGAATATGCTGCGGATCCTGAGTGAATTCTGCCGAGAAATGGACATACCCCTTTCACCCTGAAAATGAATGCATTATCGTAAGTCATTGATTATCAGAGAATACCTTGGAAATCAGTAAGTTACACCGTTTACCACATCCTCCCACTTACCCCCACAATCCCCCACTTTCATACACTTTTACAGTGAAAAGAATTTGAGCCTCCCGACAATTTGAGACGTATTTTTTTTAAATTTTTAAAAAAACGCTGTAAATTTAGGGTTTTAAGTTAATCGCAACCGAAGATGCCCTTGATCGCATCGATGATCAGGGACAGGAAAGAGGTGTAATGAAATGGTGCGTATATGATGGACAACCATGCGAAATCCGAATCATAAACTTTGCTATCGGTGAACCAGAAACACCAGATGAGAACCAGGATCGGAAGACCGAAAAAGAACCTGGAAGTGGTGAGCGGAATAAGGGCCACCAGAACGGACATGATGAAAACCCAGAATGTGAATTCTCCACCCATGATATAATACATGGCCACAAGACCCAATGTGTAAATTGTATTTATTGTATTCATGTTATTTAATTTCAAACAAAGATAATGTATTCAAATTTAATGTGCAAATTTTTTACAAAAAAAATTAATGTATTCAAGCTAAACGGTCTTTTTTAATATATTTGTACTATTTATTAGTATATAAAAAATTATTAAGAAAATGAAGGACACTCTTATAAACCAGGTAGCGGATACCTTAACAAAAAGACCCGAGTACGGAATAGTTTCATCCATGTTATCAATATCAATGAGCGCAACAGATCTTTTACAGTTAGTGGGGGTTATCCTGGGTTTGTTCATCGCAATAATAACTGCGATCCTGAAGGTGATGGAATTAAGGGACAGGATACGTGAGAAAAAAGGATTGCCAGCAAGAAGAAGAAAAAAGAGTAGCTCCAGTGAGTCCGATGAGTAATCGAATCTGAATACATAAAAATACTGAAAGGTGAATTCTGGTAGAGTTCACCTTTTTTATTTTGTGATAAAGTTAATTATGAATTCTGAAAGATTCGTGAATATGAATTCTGAAAAAGACGCCAGTATGAATTCTAAAAATTCTGGCAATATGAATTCTGGGAATCTGAATACAAGTTGAAAATCGGAAACAGAACCTGGAGGACTTTTAGTATGAAATCAAAAACAAAACAGAGATTTGCCTCCAGGCCTGTAACCTTATAAACCAAAACAATTATACATTGTTGATACAAAGATAATGCTTCTTTTTTTAATATGCAAGTTTTTCTTGCTTTTTTTTTATCTTTTTTTTAATCGGTTTGAATGAATGTAAATTCATCCAGATCATATATCCAGATCGCCAGTAGATTCTCGATGATCACGTAATTGAATTCCCCAGCCCTGGCATCCATGGCATCGGTGAGCTGTTGTACCGTCTGATCATCGATTCCCCTCAGATTAAAAACAAATTTTTCTTGTCCCACCGTCAGAAGGTATTTTTCGATCAGCATCGCTTCCAGATCATCAACTTCATTATGGTGATTCGTTAGCATGTTTATGGTGTCCCTGGAAAGTTCCCAGTCCATGTAGATCACACACACTTCTTTTTTTATCACGTTATCCAGCTTACCCCTGAAGAGATCTGAGCTGGTCGCCCTTACATGGTCGATCGGGCCCAGAACTTCACCAATCTTGGGAAGCCCGTTAAAATTCTTTCTGCTGTCATCGAACGCGATCATTGCATCTTCCGCCTCTTCGTCCGTTATGTGATCACCTAGTAGTACTACTGTCAGTGAATCTTCGAACGGGGACATGAATTCGCTTACAACTTCGATCGCGCTGCTTTCTGATTCATTCATTAATTTACATTCTTAAAATAACATTTATTACCTGTCATGATGATCGAGCTTGCATGCTTGATGGGCTCATCTGAATTCTTGATCCTGAATGAATCCATCTTATATGGGTTGTAGTAGATCTCCTCACCATGGGCCTGAATCGATTCCGCGGCGAAGCTGTGACAGTATACAAATGCATGTACGTTCTTTTGCTTCGTCTCCAGAACCTTATTCCTTCCAGCCTGAGAGACTCTGAATTCTACATCATGAGCTACTAGATCCTTTACGTGTGAATGCAACCTGTAACCTTTTTTCTCCTGATTCCACTTCATCACACTGAAGCAATCCTTATGTAGGTTTCTGTATATTCTGAATTCTGGTCTCATAATCCAAACGGGCTGTTTTTGTTTTTCTCTTTTATACACTCATCAATGATCTTGGTGAGCTCTTCATATGGCATGTTCTTTCTGTTAAGTTCCTTTCGTCCCAGATCAAAGATGATCCACCCTGAATCGATATAACCCTGGTTACCTTCGAACTCAACATCCTCATCTCTCCAGTACTTCAACCCGTAGTTCTTCAGGTAACTGGGAGTCACATCTAACTTCCTGGCCGCTTCAGCATAACTGGTTGCACAGGTTTTGACCCATGTTTGGTACCCTCGATAAATATTACTGGTTTCGTATATGTATACTTTCTTTGCCATGGTATTTAAATTGCTTCTCTCCATTCATCAAAGTAACCTTCTGCTTCCGCTAGTTTATAATTGGTCTTCATGGTTGGTGAGATGTATTCCCATTCACCAGAAGCCAGGGCTTCGTTCAGGCCCACGAACGCGAAGTAGTTATTGGATACAATCTCCAACTTGCTGTCGCCCCTGTCATGCGGGTTCGACATTGCTAGTCTTCTGTACATCTCGCAGCAGGCGTTCTCATCACCCTCTTTATAGTTAACATAGAAGACGAAGTCAGAAGTTATCAGGGCCCTATAAAAAAGACCGTTCCAACGTTTAATAAACTTTGGGTAATTTGATTTCATAACGCAAATATATATGAATTTAATTTAACTTGCAAATCTGAATGCAAAAAAAATAAGGGGTTAGTTACAACCCCTTACCACGAAACCTGTCGTGTCTTTCTTTGCGTCACCCTTTGCTTTCAATCCGACAATAACACCATTGCCATGTAAGAAAGTCAAATCGTGTTCGTCACCATTGATAACCTTTACACCTTTGTATTCAGCAGGTAATTCTGTTTCATCCTTAACAGCAAATACAGCGGCGACATTGAAGCCCAACATCAAAGCATTGTCAGCCCCTCTCTGGTTATCGATCGTTTCAGCACGTGAAAACGTAAGGTGATAATTCGCGGGAAGTTTTTTTGTCAACCTGGAAAAGATCTTTGTGTAATCGTAGAACTGAACATCAGGAAACATTTCCATAATATTTTTAAAACCACCGACAGGTATGTTTTCATATGGGATATCAGAAGTACCATTTAAACGTACACACATTTTATCAGCGCCATGTTTCTTGACACCCTTTGCAATTTCTTTTACAACATCGTCCATGAAGTTAACCCTGTCACGTAGAAAGTATTCAGTCTTATTGAGACGACCTTTCATTACATTGCTAAACTTACCACGCCCCGCTGTGAAGAGACATGAAGCGGAACAACCCGCTGTGGCTTTAGGGCAAATGTTTTTACCGAACGTGTTTTGTTTTTCTGGTGACATATATAGGATATAGGTAGTATACCCCAGTTTTTCACCTTTCTTTGTTTTCGCATTCTGCGTACCGAACAGTGTTGTCGGTTTCTTGTAAGTGTAACCTAAATTGAACATAGTATATCGTTTTTGATTTATTGAGTACAAAGGTAAGTGAAATAAATTTAATGTGCAAATAAAAATAAGAAAAAGATTTTTGTAATAAAATTTGCAAGTTAAAAAACTCCTTAATATATTTGCATTCATAAACCAAAAAAATATACTATGCCGAACTGGTGCGAAAATCGTTTAATGGTATCTGGTGATACCAAAGAACTCAAAAGATTTCTGGCAATGGGAATTGCCGAAGAACCTGTGCGTTACAGCAAAACAGGTGAAAAAGAATTGGTCTGGAGAATGTCCAGATACTTACCAACCCCAGAAGAACTTTCCAGGTCTGTGTCACCACCTGGTGATCGTGAGTGGATGAATGAATGGGAGGTGAACCACGCAAAGAGGCGTGTTGAGGAACAGCCAACCAAAATCGCTGAACTGGAAAAGGAACTGGAAACAACAACTGGTGAAGAAAGAATGCTTGTGTTGTCCCAACTGGAAGAAGCCAGAAAACCAATTGAGATACCAGAACTGGTTGAATGCTCAAATGGTACAGAAGAGAAACGCAAGGCGTTGAAAGAAAAGTATGGTTATGATAACTGGTACGACTGGTGTCACGCCAACTGGGGAACTAAATGGGATTGTTCATCAGAAGAACTGGGTTACCAGACAGATAACGAAAGTTATTTTGAAACCCACTTCAACTCCGCCTGGTCACCACCAATCGGTTGGTTGAGTAATGTAATAAAGTTATTCCCAACCTTGAACTTCAAACTGGTGTATATGGAAACTGGTAACTGGTTTGCGGGTTGTGCTTATAGTGATGAGGGTGAACTTTATCTGGCAGAGGGTGAACCTGAATACCAGTATGATGGCGTTACCTACAAATATAACAGCGACAGCGAAAGTTATGTTGGTGAGGATGGTAATGTGATGACATCAGATGAATGGGAAGAGGTTGCTCAATCATATCCGTACAATCCGTTTGATGACTTTGATGCTCCCTGGGAATAATGTAATAAATTTAATTTGGGGAGGTTGAAAAAAAATCTCCCCAAATATTTGCATATTAAAAATAATAAACTTATATTTGTGCTATGATTATAATTGGAAGACCTATCGAGGGTATATCGTTAAATGGGTTGGAGTATCTTATGAATGAAGATAACACCGACTATAAGTACTTCAAGGATAAAAATGAAGCCATGGAGTTTTTGAATTCTGTTATGGAAACACCGTTGACAGAAGAAGAACTGGAAGATGGATTCATGTTTCTGGATACTGAAACAGATTTTGAGAATCCTGAAATATTTAAAAGAGATGAACAGTAAACTACTTTTGTTTCTGGGATTGATTCTGGTTGGATACAGCTCATGCGCCGAACGGGTACCCAGAAAGGTGACGGTTGTACCACACGTTGTTAAAAGCATTGATACGATTCAACGGTATAATCCCAATTCGCTGAACCATGAAACCTGTTACAGGTATGAATTCTGGGACAGCACAGCTCCAGTCGTCCTGAATAAAAACCAGGAACAGTACGGCGTGGGAGATACAATTGAATACATTTACTATCAATATTAAGGGTTGTTTTTGGTTTATGTGGTAAGAGCGGTTCCGAAAGGGCCGCTTTTATATTTTATTTAACACCAGGTTCTTCAGATCCAGAATCTGGCTGTAATAGAATTCAACCAGATCTCTTTTGTATTTTTCCAGAGCAGCTTGAGCTTCGTTGTAATCAATGTAAGTATCAACCTGGTTCTCACCCTTCACGTACCAGTCTGTATAACACTTAAGATCTGGGACTCCCATGAACGGTCTCTTTTTGTACTGTACGAAATATCTGGGCTCGAATATATCCTTCACCCTGAATATCTTTATCACAGAATTCTGGTAAATGTCGTTACCAGAAAAAACTTCCTGGGCAACCTTCTGGACAGCTTTAAGCTCTTTGTAGATCTTTGCTTCCCTAAATTCTATTGATGTTACTGGTTTGCTTTGAAACTTTCTGGTGAATACAGAATACTGTTTATTATCACCGACAACCACGATCAGATATCGTTCGCCGTCATCTATGTCAAAAGGTCTTTCATTTAATATCTGGGATTTCACCATCTGGAAATAAATATAAGCTCCAGATGAAAAAAATAAAGGGGCTTTTAAAGCCCCCTGTTATTCTTCGTCATTTGGTACGGTGAATATACCAATGTCTGGTACACAAACTTCTTTACCTGCAAGTTCATCGATTGAATACTTGCGACCATGTTCATCCTCGAACATCATATCATCTGTCCAGTCTTCGACATTGTTCAGGGCTGAAAAGATAATATCACCTTTCATTGAACTCTCGGTTCTACCCCAGTTATCAATAACTTCGGAGTAATAAATTATTTTGATTGCCATATTAGTTGAAGATTATTTTACCAATTCTAAATGTCCAAGTCATATCAGTTGAATGTCCGAAATACGCATCGGAATACATATCGCTGTAATGTGTTTCCTGATACAAGGTCATACCGTCTTTGTCTTCCCAAGTGTCTTGGTGATAACGACTGATTTCCACACCCTGATATTGTGAAGCCAAAACGATTTCCTCATCAATCTTATCGTTCCATACCTCTTTGGCTTTTTCTTCGGTGAAGAAATCAATCACACTCTCATCAACCCACTCGGAAAAGTCAGCAACATAGTGAGTAACATCTTCGTTCACCTTAACCATACCCAATCGGTAATAGTGGTTGCACTCACCAAGTGCTTTGTCCAAGTCCTCATCGTAACCACTATCGAAGCGAACGCAATCCCTTTCTTGACCGAATGAGAACGCCTCATCTTCTTCCAATTCATTCTTGACACAAATATCCAATAAAGGTTTGGTTAAACCTTTGAAGCACCTAACGGCTTCCTTTCTTGTTTCAAAGAACTGAACTTCGCTGTCACCTGTAAGGTGCTTTGCTGTTAATACAAAATGTAATTGTTTCATTGTTTTTGATTTGATACAAAGATAAGTGAATTAAATTTAATGTGCAAATAAAAATAAAAAAAGGGGACTTTTTGTCCCCTCTCTTTTTGTTTACAGTAAACTGTCTACTGTAAACTTAGTTAGCAAACTCCTCAGCAAGTGTCCACAGCCCTTTGTTGATTAACACATTCATACGAATGTTGCTGATAGGTCGAGCAGAACGTGGTTTATCACCCTCACCTTGATGTTGGAAGCCACCCTTGATGAGTTTCTCCTGTACTCGGTTGTAAACTCTCCACAAGTCAGGCCCATTGTCCTCAGGACGGACTGCTTTAAGGATTTCATCAATCGCAACATTCTTGTTGAGTTTCTTAACATCAAGTTTGTTGTTCTTAGGATTGATGTACTCGGGGAAGCGGATTGCAAACGCTTTCATCGCGAACTCGGTTTGTGCTTCCTCACTCATAATGACACCCTCGAAGCGGTTGATTGTGTTGAAGACAACAGGTAAGTTCTCGGTGATGTTTGTAATCAACCCTTTCACCTCACCAAAGGTTGTACCCATATGGCGAATACGAAACTTGTTAAAGGTTTCATCAGCAACCACAAGACCATTTGAACAGATGATACGGAAGATACCAACGTGGAAGTTCAATGAAGTGGTGCGGTCGTGAGAGTTCACCAACAGGACTTCAGGCACATTACCTTTCACACCAAGTGAACCAAACTCATCGTGGCGGAAGCGAAGCATATGCTTTGTGGTTTCGGGGTTCTTCTTGGATTTTTGTTGCATTGCTGAATGAACATTCCAACCCATTCCACCCAAACCATCAATGATTTCGGCTGTGGTCATAAACTGGTAGTGCTTTGATACATTACCCTCAGCACCTTGTTCAGGCATACGGAAAGCCGCAGGTGCAAGTTCTTTGATTTTTTCGATGTCGTACATTTCTTTTTTTTTAAGTTGATACAAAGATAAGTGAAATAAATTTAATGTGCAAATTTTATTATGGTTTTTTTAATTTTTTTTTTGATCCAGAATTCAGGTTGAAAATGAGAGGGAATTAATCCCTCTCTTGATACTTGCTAACAGCATCGTATATTGTAATCTCGTTGTCGTGAACAACAATCTTACCTCTATCTTCGCTGTCCTCCCCAACCCATTTGATTTCTCCGTTGAGTTTAATCTCCCAAGGTTTGAAGAAGTGAACGATAAGATACTCCAACCATTTAGTGTAGTGGTAAAACTTTTCGCCACCATCCCAAGCGAGTTCATCGCCATCATCGTTGAGTTTCCACTGCAACCAAAGACCTGGCTGTTTAATCTTGTCAGCATTCAGTGCCTTTTGAAGTTCCTCACGCTTGCTCCAATCGCCATCATACTCTTTCCAAGAAATATCGCCACTGGCTAAATTCCCATCGATAACGCTATCATCGAAGTTCTGCCCTGCGTAACCACTACCACCGACAAAGTATTCCCCTTTGAAACCATAGACCTCATCAGGATTTGTTTTGTCTTTAGCAAACGGATAACCATGCTTACCCTTATGGATTTCCATAAGTTTCTGCGGGTCGCGTTGCATTCTGCGGGTTTCAGCAAGTTTGTCCAAATAGGCTTTTTGCTTTGCTGTTACTGGCTTGCTCAATGAGAGTGAGCCATAGAAATCGGTTGAATATCCCATATGTTTTTGATTTTAATGGTACAAAGATAAGTGTAATTTATTTAACTCGCAAATTTTAATTCAAAAACTTTTCGAGGTTTGTGTTGTAAATCATTTCGCCCTCAACCAGTTTGGCTTTAACGCCATCGACAACAGTTTTGAAACGAGCAACACCGATAGTTGCAACAACCTCTTCCAAAGTTTTAACGCCTTTCCAAGATACAATTCTATAATTGCTTGAACGAGGATTACCATACAATATGGCTTTCTTTGTTTGGCGTTCGATTGATTTCAGGAAGTTCAATCGTTCACAAATAAACTCCACCTGATTGTCAAAACTGAAATCATCAGCAACCCAATCGTTCTTACCACTCGGCATTTGTGGATGTGGTTTGTTGTAATCATCTGCTTGAAATTGTCCGAAGTTCTGCTCGATAAGAAAGTTTTCAAACGCTTTCATCTTTGCAACATCTTTTGGTTGATAACCATAAGGTCGAATGTCAGGGCAACCACCCCAACCATCGTTGTTCAGGTAACCAATCTTCTTGTTGTCGAAGTAGATGTCGCAAAAGAAACCACCCAAGTCGTGACCGAAGTTCTCTTTTACATTCTTGATAGATACTCTATCAGTAATTGATTTTGGTAAAATATTCATATCGTTTTTGATTTATGAATGCAAAGATAAGTGGAATTTTTTTAATACGCAAATTTTAATTCACTTTTTTTTGGATCGTTAAAAAAGCCCCATTGTTAGGGGCTTTTCTTTTAATCATCATTTTGGGTATCATCATCATCACCCCAATCATCATCCTCATCATCTTCTTCCTGACCGATATACTCGACACAGAAAGCAACATACTCACCATTGTCTTTGATACCTCTTACCTCGTAAGAGCCATCACCATAACCTGACGAAGATACAACACCATTTGGAATAACACCCCAACTTTCTTCACCAAGAGTAAGGTGACAACAGGTTTCATACCAAGCCTCACCTTCCTCATCACTTCGCGGAAACTGACCACCGAAGTCATACTTTGGTAAACCCTCAACACTGCTATCCTTACGATAGTTATCGAAGTCAAAGAAACCAAACTGACCACTGTCAACACCAAAGGTATAAGGTAAGGTAGACCCCATAAACCTTTCAATGTCTTCTTTAATACTTGGGTTTTTGATAACGGCATCAATGTTGTAAACCCATAGATGTGATACCCTTTCACCCCAAGAACCCTCATCGGAAGTTGCAATACCCGCTTCCCACTTTCCGTTTCGGACATTCTCGATTACACCTTGACACCAAGTTGGGATTGAGTAGCAAGGGTCGGAACAAACCATTTTGTTCGAAGTTACGCTAAAAATTCTTGACATATTGTTTTGATTTTAGATTACAAAGATAAGTATAATTTTTTTAATCTGCAAGTTTGTCTGCATATTTTTGCGCGTGTTCTTTAATCTCGGTGATTTCCTCTTGAGTCAACCCTGGAAGTTCATCCTCGTTAGCCAAAGTGGTTTCCCAACTTGGAAAGCCTGTGTTCTCATCATCATAGAGTATACAGGTGACATTTGCTTCGTGGAATTCACCATCCTTTTCAAATTGCACATCGACTGCATAACACACTGTCTTGCTTGTAACCTCGATGTCGGTTGTAAGTAATTTTAACATATGTAATTGTTTTGATTACTGCAAAGATAAGTGGAATATATTTAATGTGCAAATTTTATTTGGTTTTTTTTCTCGGTTTTGGTACCCTCCCTTGTTTACTTGTTGGTTTGCTAACATACTTGTAGGTGCTTTTTGTGATTCTTACTTTTACTGATTTGGCCATATTACTTTAATGTATCTAATTTATAAATGTATAAAAAAAGGGGAGGATATTAATCCGCCCCTTTAAAGGTTAAAATGCTGCGGAATTAGTTGTGCATATCCACCATAACTGCCCACCACTCTTCGGGGTTCTTAAGTGCCTCTTCGGGGTCGTTGGTATGGTTCACGGTATCGTAGACATTACTATCGAAACAAAATTCATCGTACTTTGCCTCTGCATATCGCTTGGCGTAGTATGGAGACATATCGTGGGCATCTTCTTCTTTCTTGGCCTCAATCATTTTGTTCCATTGTTCTTCCGCCTCTTTGTCCATATCTTTTGTCCATTCTTTTACAACGGAAATACAATCGGACAACCGAACAATATCATCTTCATCCCCAAGATTATTGTAAGTGTTGCGTTTGTATGGGTTCGTTGAGGTCTCACCCAAACTTTCCCAAATCTCTTGCAACGCGGTCGCTTGTTCCTCAACCATTGTTGAGGTAAGGAATGGGTTCTCGTTGTCGGGATAAGCCGCTTTGAAATGTTCTTCCGCTTTCTTGTAAAAGGTATTGGCACTTTTGTTCAGTGTACCACTCCAACGGCCACCGATTACATACCAATCCCAAACATCGCCATCCCCAAATGGTTCAAGAAAGTTGTTGACTTGGCTTGTGGCGTCTTGTGCATCATCCGCCTTTACTAATAAAATTACTCCTTTATGCATATTGTTTTTGGTTTTGAATACAAATATAAGTGAATTAAATTTAACCTGCAAATTTTATCGAGAAAAAAGTTTTTCCATAGCGATACGGGAAGACACCAATTGCTCAACCATATTACGGGGAAGTGTATTCTCCTCACCCAACAAACTATCACAGTAGTCATCCAAGCAAATACCATCACAAAGTGTAACGGTCGCCGTTCTAGCTGTAACCTTTGTAACCTGATACCAAGCTCGACCATCAGCGACAGGCCTGTGAAAGTAACGGTAAAGTAAACCCTCACCTTTCTCAGCCTGAGTACGGTCAATTGATTTCAGGTGGTTCAGATTTGTTTCTGAGTTTTTGATAAGTTGGTCGATGTTTGACCAATCATCTGTTGGAGCTTGTTGTGTATATTTCATTGTTTTTGATTTTGAATACAAAGATAAATGAATTTAATTTAACCTGCAAGTTTTAATTCATATTTTTTTTTACGGGGACTTGACTTTTATCTACTTGTTTACTATTATTGTGAACATGAAGAGAATTCTTATGACACTTGCCATTTTTGGAGTAATCCTAACCATGGCATCTTGCGGATCGGGCACATCTACCGAATCAACAGCAACTGACTCAACAGTTGTTGTTACCGATACCACAGGCGTAGACACTACGAATGTTACCACTACAACAACGGATTCGGTACAATAAAAAAGATTGGGGAAGAGAAATCTTCCCCTTTCTTTTTATATGCAGGGCAACCACTCGCTTGGTTTACTCATAGTTCCTTTTGCATCACGAAAGCCCTCCACAACATCTTTGGATATTTTGTGGCTTGCTTCATTTCTTCCATCAAAACGATAATCCTCGTTCGCACAGTTCTCAAGCCAGGCCAAGCATAACTTGGTGAATGATTGTTGAAGTGTACGATGTTCCCTGTTCATTTCCTGAATGAATTCCTGTTCCTTACTGGAAAAACTGTTCAGGTAATCGGTTACGGTTTCTACCGTTTCTTTTGCTGTCGCTTTGCTCATTGCTGTTTTGATTTATTGATACAAATATAAGTGAAATATTTTTAACCTGCAAATTTTATTTCAGTAATTTATTAATAAATTTTTTATTACCGAATGTAACTGATTTCCAACCACCTCTAACACCAAACTCTTCATTTGTTACCTCACCGTATTTTGTGATTGCTTCATCCCTTGTTAATACTTTCTCGATCACCATCCAATTACCATCAATGTATTGAACATTGTGCTTTTGTCGAACAGCAGTAAATTCTTCCTCACCCAGTCTTTTAACAATATACCTACCCCACATGATAGGTTCACCACACCAACCATCCTTGATGATGCTTTGTTTTTCGCTTACAAATTCTCTTAATTGATCCATCGTTATTTAATTATCTTTTTCTGTTAATTTTTTTCCGCATTCCTCACAGGTGTAATCTGTTTCCTCATATGGTGGATGATCTTCATTGTAACTAAAACAATTGCCTCGATCATCTGGGCCATCACCCAGATCACCAAATTTAATTAACGCTTCCTGTTCTGTTGGGAAACAATCGCAACAGAAATCGATCGGATTAGATTCGGATGTATAGATTCTCACTGTGTTTTGATTTATGAATACAAATATAAATGAAATAAATTTAACCTGCAAATTTTTATAAAAAGAAAAGGGAGACCTAGAGTCTCCCAATCCCAATCAAAACAAAACAGAAATATACACTATTCATCATCCCCATATGGGGCTTCGTTGAATGTCTTATAATTATCATTCAGGGGCTTCTCATACACCTGATAATACACATGCTCGTAGATAGCAACCATGTCATCAGTTTCAAGGTCTGAATAATCCCAGACCTCTCCAGAAGTCGTTTTAATACACACCACCTTCGAAAGGTTTTCATAGAAAATGGTTTTAATGTCTTGCGTTCCTTCCGCAGTTGAAATCGCCAGACCCTCGCCTTCCACATCGAATTCAGCAAAAGGTGGTTGGTCTGATTTCATCAATGCTTCCGTTGCTCGCATAAGGTCAACGCGAAGTTTTGACAGCCGTTCGTTAAAGTCTATAAAGTTGCTCATATTTTATTTATCAGTTTCTTCATCATAAGGACATTCATTGTCATACCAAATATCCTCAATATGTTCAGAGAGTTCGTTCTCAACCTTCTCAATAAACTTTGGTCGGGCTGTATTCAAAATCTCTTCCTCACTTGCATTCTCATCGACAACAACCCTTGTTACCAATGAAACATATACCAGTTTTGCTACCTTTTTACTTTTCATATATTGAATAATGGTTGAAAGCAATCTCAAATAAATCATCTTCGGGTACATCCTCCACATCGGTATAACCCCAAGCGGATAACATTTCGGTATCTTCACTCAAAATGTTTTTGATGTGTTTGATAACCTCATCCCTTGATTTGAATTCCAATGGGCTGTTGATAGCACCCTCATCCACCCAAACTCTTTCCGTACTCATTCTGCAATCTCCTCAATTTTGGTTAAGAAATAATCGTAGTAATCATTGAAGATGTCTTGTGCTTCTTCGGTGTAATATGAAACACCCTCGTTCACAACATACATTTCGTTTTCATCAACGATTAAACCCTTTGAAAACATTTCGTGTTTGGTAAACTCGTTAGCAATCTCACTTGCGAGTTCCAATTTGTTGATTTTAATAATATCGCTCATTATGTTTTTGATTTGAATACAAATGTAAGTGAATTATTTTTAACTCGCAAATTTGAATGCAAAAAAAGTTTGGGGAATTTCTTCCCCATTCTTTTTAGGCAGTTTCTTCCTCAAGTTGACACGCCTCACCTCTCTCAACTGAATTAATCAGTTCGCAGATGTCGTGTTGAATGCCACCTCTAAATGTATCAGTTTCAAACTTTATATCCTCAACTTGAATTTCATTTCCGTTTTGAATGTAGAATTCACATCGGTTTGTATTCACCTCAATGTCTTCATCATCTGCTTCATCAATGATTGCTTCAATCCTGTCCTTTAACTCTTCAAAGTTAATGTTGGATTTTGGGTTTTCCTCAAACTTGTTAAGTAGGTTAATGACATCCTCTTTGGTAAAGAGTGAACCTGCTGATTGGTTTACCAATTCGATAATCTCTTGTTTTTGCATATTATGGGTTTTTGATTGTGATACAAAGGTAACTTATATTTTTTTAACCTGCAAATTTTTAATACATTTTTTCTGTAAGTTCTTTTGCTTTCTCGTAGTGCTTGGCAATCTGCTTGGCAAACGATTCTAATCTTGTTCTTGTCTTGGCGTATGCAAAGAACTGGGAATACTCGCTATCAAACTCAATACCACTACAATTTACATTGCGTTTAACGGCATCCTCAAAGTCATAGGCGGACTCGTATTGGTGACCTAATTGTTCACTTGACGGAATACCTGTTAGTGTCCATTGGGCACCCTCCCAATCACCTTTGTAGATACCTAACCCTTTAACTGCCGATGGAAAATCACTCATAACTATTATTATTTTTTGGTTATGGTGCAAAGATATGTGCAATATTTTTAACCCACAAATTTTAACGCAAAAAAAAATAAAAAAATTTTCATCGTAAAGTTTGTGAGTTAAATTTATTGTGTTTATATTTGCACCAATCAAAAACACAAACAATGGACTTAAACAAAGCACAAGCACTCGCAAACGAACTCATGCAAAAGCATGGCATCAAGCAACATGGTTGGATTTTCCGTTTTGACAACGCAAGACGCAGGTTTGGTTGTTGCAAATATCGGTCAAGGACAATCACATTATCAAAATACCTAACGCACTTAAACGATGAAAAAGAAGTTAGAAATACCATATTACACGAAATCGCACACGCCCTTACACCTGGACACCACCACGATTGGGTATGGAAAGCCAAAGCAAGAGAGATTGGTTGTTCGGGGGATAGATGTTATAGCGGTAAAAGTGTTACAACACCCGAAAGCCGTTATATTGCAGTTTGTTCGGGTTGTGGTCATACACATAAGAAACATAGAGCAACACGCACAATATCTTCTTGTGGTTTTTGTTCGGGTGGTCGCTATAACCCTACATACAAATTGGAGTTCAAATTAAACCCAAAAATTTTGCAATAAAATTTGCAAGTTAAATTTATTTCACTTACCTTTGTATTCACAAAACAAAATAAGATATGAAATCACTTTTCACCAAAGAATGTTTATCGGTATCAGTAAACCGAATTCAAGACAACAAATTGCGTTTATCCATTAGTTCGGACTATTCGGGTTCGGGTAGAAAATCGCAGTTGTATGTAAACGAAAAACGACTTGCAGAAGTTGTTGAGGGTTTTTGGAAATCAATCAAGACCAAAAACTTGTTGTCAATGTCCGTATCATTCAGCGAGATTGATTGGTATGATGATATGACCGATATGTACGAAACACCTATTATCCGTATGGAAAGAGGGTTAAAAAAGGCTCGTATCGGTTGCAAAGACCACGGCTCAATACCAAAGGATTGGTCGGTTGATGTTTACTTTACATTCAGCGACACCACAAAGAACACACCGATACTTGAAGTTGTAAAGGGTGCGTTGGGTTCATACTTTGACGCTGACGCTGAAAAATCATTTGTTAAATCATTAAAACCTTTATTGCAGAAGAAAAGCGATAGAGCAAGTTGGGAGGTTGAATATGAGTACTAATTTTATCACAATACCAACGATGAGAGAGAAGTTATTGGATGCCATCATTGAGATGGCATCCGATGAATTTGAAACAATGGATGATGTTCTTGCACTGGCAAAGAAGTCCGATGAGGAACTTGTTGATGTTGTTATCGGGATTGCGAGGTACTACAAAGAAGAAAATAATTTGTCGTAAAATTTGCAAGTTAAATTTATTTCACTTACCTTTGTATTCATAAACAAAATAAGATATGGGACAGTATTACAAACCTTGTATTCTTGCTGATAAAACAGAAGAAACACAATCGGAAAAAGTTTTGGGTTGGATGTATTCACACGAATACAACAACGGGCTCAAACTAATGGAACACTCGTGGTTGCGAAACGACTTTGTGAACACCTTTGAAAAGTTGTTGTCCCCTCGTGGCAAGTTCAACAAAGCCCGTGTAGTTTGGGCGGGTGATTATGCAGACGGAGAACCCGAAATGACACACCAAAACGAAGAGGGCAAAGCCGTTGAGGTGAACCTTTACGAACTATGCGAAGACGAAAACAAGTTGAACCCAAAGCGTGTAACCAAGTCAAACTACCGCTTTATTCTTAACCACACCAAAAAGCAGTTTGTGGATAAAGAGAAAGTGCCCGTGTCGGAATATTGGACTGATGATAAAACGGGGAAAAAATACCCGTTCACAATTCACCCGTTACCTTTACTAACTTGCGAGGGCAATGGTCGTGGTGGTGGTGATTTCAGGGGTGATGAACGGGGACAAGTTGGGGTATGGGCAAGGCACTCAATATCTGTCGCAAATAAAGTCCCAAATGGTTATACAGAGTTTACCTTTGATTTGACCGAATAAAATTTGTTGTGTTTTTTGATTTGCAACAATGGGGGTGGTGGAAACATTGCCCCCTTTTTATTTTATAGGTGATCCAAAAAAAATAAAAAATTTTGCAATAAAATTTGCGAGTTAAAAAAATTGCATATACATTTGTACCCATAAACCAAAAAACAATTATTCATCATGGCAAAACAAAAGACAAGGAACTTCGCGTTCAAAACCTTATTAAAAGGTTCAGTAGAAACAGATGTTAATGGTAATGTTATCTGTTACCCCGACATCGTTGAAACAAGTAACTATGAGTTACTTAAATTACTCAAATTCAATCGTGACATCGCACCTGCACACGTTCAGAAAATGGGTACGAGTGTTACTCAGTTGGCTAACGTACTTCGTGACGTTGTTATCGTTAAAATTGGTATGCACTATTTTATCGTTGATGGTCAACATTTGTATGCTTACCTTAAATCAGCAAATCTACCTATCCGTTGCAAATTGATTGAAGCAAGGGATGAAAAGGAAGCGTTGAAGATTGTTACAATGTTAAACAGCACTTCACGAAACTGGGGTATCAAAAACTTCGTTGATGGTTGGGCGAACTTTAACAAAGACGTGAAAATCCTAAAAGACCTTACAAAGCGTTTTTCACTTACCTACACAACCATTGGTGCTTTACTTACCAATTCAACAAGCGCACTTGCAAAGAAACAAATCGCAAATGGCGAATTCAAGGTTGTTGATATGGAAGAAGCGATTAAGCGTATCAATGCGATTGATTTCTTCTACAACGCAACAGGGTTTGTTCGTAGTCAGTATGCAACAACAGGGTTGATTGACTTTATGGGTAACTTGGGTGTTGAGAAATACTACAAAAATCAAGATAAGTTTATTACTTGTATTAAGCGTGGTATGAAGAAACGCAACTTCAATGGGAAAACCTATGGAAGAAAAGAAGATTACTTGGAGTTCTTCAATGCTTGTTGGAACAACTAAATTTCTCAAAACAAAAAGAGGGGACAAATAAAGTCCCCTTTTTTTTATCTTAAAACTTGCAAGTTAAATTTATTGTATTTATATTTGTACCAATCAAAAAACAATGAGCAAGTATAAAACAACTTTGGACTATTGGAACCCACGAAACGAAACGGTTGTAACCGAAGATGGGTTTCGTTATGTTGATACAACTTCAATCGTAACAAACACAAAAGAGATTGAGGACGATACCGAAATCGGTATGTTTGAACAATTTTACAAACTAAACAATCGTTTGAGGTATTGTAATGGTTCATACTACAAATGGCAAGATGGTGTTTGGGCAACCAAATATAGTGAATGGTTAAAGTCCGATGATTACAAAGAAAAGAGTTTTAACCTTTACTATGGTAATGGGGTTGTGGATTAAAAAAAATTTACATTAAAATTTGCACATTAAATTTATTTCGTTTATCTTTGCTGTATCAAAAAACAAAACAATGGCAACAAAGAAATTACCAAAATTAGCACAAAGACAAATCAGTTCAAACGGACACAATGTGTATGTTAGTTTGGTTGGTAATGTTGGGTGCATTAGTATTGAGGATAACAACTTATATCCCGATAGTGATAGTCGTTCAGAGAGAAGAAATTTGAACTATCATACAATGATGATACCTTTAATGACAAGAGAGGATTTGAAGGATTTGCATATTGCGATTGGTGAGGTATTAAAAAATTCAAAATAAAATTTGCAGGTTAAATTTATTTCACTTACCTTTGTATCATAATCAAAACGCAAAACAAAATGAAATTAGTAATCAGTAATGTAGAGTTCCCCTTTGACTTGGGTTGTCGTGTAATGAAAATGAAATACACCGATTGTCCAATGGAACAATTAAGTGATTTTTGGGAAGAAATCCAGCCACTTACATTCAAAGAAATTGCACAATTATCTAACTTGGAACAAAGGCGAATTGCCATACTTCACTTGGGGTTGGAAAAGATTGTTGCAGATGTAAACCCAAAATTGTTATCAAAGAAAACAATTAAGAAAACAACCACTTGGGTTGATACCAATGGCGAATTGGTTGAACACACCTTTAACGATACCTACGAACTTTATGAGGTTAGTGGTAGTTATTTCAGCGAGGGTTTGTCGGGTTTTAGGCAAATGGAAAATGCCTATTATGTGAGGTGCAAAGATACTTCCACCGATAGAGAATATCTTATTTGGGTTGATGTGAAATCAGTATTCAACACAAACAATGAGGACGATTGGTTTCGTGTTGAAAAACTTAAACAAGTTAATGCGATACAATGTATTGCGTGGACTATTCAAACCAATGTTCCAAAAGGCAACATAGAGAAAATTATTAGGCAAGGGGATTGTATTATGATTAAACCAAAGGGCAAATACAAACCTTTGGATAGTGTGCGACACTTGACTGAAAATGAATATCGGGAGTTAATTGTTGCAGAAAGTTAAAATAAAACTTGCACATTAAAATAATTATACTTATCTTTGTATCATAAAACAAAATAGATATGCCAAAAAAACAATTTCAAAAACACACCTTGCTTGTGGGCGAGGGTGTTAATCAGCACACACTTTATGGGGAGTTTGCCCTTGACACCGATGTTATGGACTTCCCCGAAATCGCAGTCAAAAGAGATAGCGAGTTGAAACACGAAAAACCTAATGGTGCGTGGAGTAACGAACACAAAACCTTAAAGGTTGAACAAGGTAATTGGGTTATGGGAAAACAAGTTGAGTACAACCCTTTTAACCAACAAATAACACGAATTTGGGATTAAAGATTTTGTTTGTTTGATGATTGGGGGGAGTAATCCCCCCTTTTTTTTGAAATAAAATTTGCACATTAAATTTATTTCATTTACCTTTGTATCAATCAAAAAACAAAACAAATGGCAAATCCTTTAATTCATTCAAAATCCAGCGTTAAGCGTTGGGGTGGTAATGTGGAAGATTACTTGGCAATCCACGAACTTATTGATAGTCCCAAAGCGACTATGAACAACAATTCAGCAAGGGTATTAACACATAACACTTGGTTTGCTTACACGATTATTCCAAAGATATTCGGTTACAACATTACCAATTCAAGTGGTAAAAGTGTGGACACGATTGATATTGCTATGTTGCATATCTTGGAAGATTTCCGTATGAAGTTTGTACCAACGGCACAAGATTACTTGAAACATTTTAATTTGCCCGATTGGGTACACAACGGAGTGAAAATGATTGACAACCCCGATAGTGTTGAAATTGCAGACCTTTTCTTGGAAAAATTAAGAAAAGAATGTGAAGAAAAGTTTGCAAGTTAAATTTATTTCATTTATCTTTGTATCATAATCAAAAAAAACAAAATGGAACAAGAAATTAAACATTGGAAAGAACTTGGTATCGCTTACGCTGATTTCAATTTCAGTTGTGGTGGCGATAGTATGAATGACACCGAATTATCCTTCTATGACAACAAAGGAAACCAAATTGATGTTAGCAACACAAATTTGGATAGCTACTTTGATAACGAGGTTTACAACGCAGTTAGTTTCTATGAAGCGTCTGACGGACACTATCAAGGCGAGAGTGGTTATGTTCGTATTAACTTGGAAGATGATGAAGAAAGTTTTGCTTACACAAAGGTTGCCCAAAGTGAATGGAGTGAAAGTTATAGTGAAACGATTATTGTTGAATTAACCGAAGCCGAAAAAAAGTTTATTGAGGAAAACATATCCAATATGAACTATGGGGATAATTGGAGTACCGAGGTTAATGTAAACTACAAAAAAGACCTTATCCTTACTGATGAAATGGAAAGTATGCTTACTGACTTACACGATAAGTTTTTGAATGAAGCAAAAAGTTGGACACCAAAAACTGAAAATGGCGAAATTGAAGATGATACTTTGACCTATTCCACCGACATTGAGGGCGAAGATATTGTTCAGTTTGTGGACAATGGTATTAAGTTAGAGGTTGGTTGCAGAGTGATTGAATACACCGATAGCGATGAATAAAAATAAGTGAAAAGAAAGGGGAGTAAAATCCCCTTTTTTATTTGCACATTAAATTTATTATACTTACCTTTGTATTCATAAATCAAAACAAACAATGAGCAAACCAAAGTTTTTTCAAGCGGTATTACAAGAAGTGAATGGAAATGTGCTTGACCATGTTTACCCACACTTAAAAGGAAAAGGACAATTAACCATGACTGAACGCATGGGTAATGAGAATGCTGAATGCACCGAATGTGGCGAGAATGAATGGTGGTTGTATCCAAAGGAAAGTAATTGTTGCACATGGGGTGGTAAACCTTATATTGAATGCTTAAATTGTGGGCATATTACACACCTATAAATTTGCACATTAAATTTATTTCACTTATGTTTGTATTCATAACAAAAAAACTATGATAAACTACGAGTTTTGGTTGAGAAATTTGAGTTCAAATAATTTCTTGCAAGAAGAAACAAACCTTATTTGGGTTGTTGTGAATAGTGGTAACAAGGAAGCAAAAGAAAGTGCAAAGTCAAAATTGGTAATTCTTAACAAAGTAAAAGAAGAAAAAAATGGCTGACAAGTATAAAAAACAAGACACTTATTTGGTATTTGAACGAGAAACCAATCGCTTATTGCGTTGGAAATCGGATAACACCATATTTTTTGCGGGAAGTGTTGATGATGCTCTTGAAGGTTTACCACACGAGGCGTTTCACGCAATCCCAGTTTCACAATGTAGCGAGGCGATCCAAGAAGAATATGAGGAACGGATTGATGAGTTGATTGCAACGGGTGAAATTGAAATTTAATTTGCGAGTTAAAAAAATTATACATACATTTGCCCTATGAGATACAAACACGAATATCACAATCAGCGAATTGTCAATCATAGACAAGAAATCATTGAGGATATTAAAACCGAAATGATACGCAATAACGCACAAGAAATTAACCTACACAATGGTATTATCTTTAACTATATTGATGACCAGATGAACGAGGTTATTGGTGGCGTTACATTGGATGAACGAGTGTTTATTGATAGTGGTGTTGATATGGACACTATCTCTTTGCAAGACCTTTCAACCGACCAACTTATTTGTGTATTGCAAATGATTGAAGAAAAGGACTTTGAGGTTGAAGAAATGATTGAAGAAAAATAATTTCAACTATTTTGCAATAAAATTTGCGAGTTAAATTTATTTCACTTACATTTGTATCATAATCAAAAAACAAACAATATGAACAAAGAACAAATCATCTTCAATGCGATTAACGATGGCGGGAGTGCCACATTCGCAACAATCATTGCCAATGTTGAACAAGACATGGTAAAAACAGGTAATCCTTTGCGTAGTGCAAATGTTACCAAACTTGTAAACTACAAGTTTTTGCTTAATGCGGTTTACCAAAATGCTGTAAACAATCAGCGTGTTCGTGAGGACAAGGAAGCCGATTTCAAAGCAAAAAGTAATTGGCACGAGAAAGTTTACGATAGCAAAAATGGTGCTATTGTACGCAACAAAAACAAGCACGAAAACACTTACCTTTCGGGTATTGTTGAAAGTGCAGAAGTGTTGCAATACTTTGTTAATGGCAAGGAAGCGACCACAGAAGAAATTGAAATTATCAAAAATTTCAAGCGTGTTTCAAGTGCCAAAAATCAAGGTGTTGAAGATGAAATAATCTTCCGTACAATCAAGATTGAGGGCATAAAGGAAGTACGAGCCAACAAGAATGTAATCGCTTTCAAGGACTAAAAGAAAGCGAAACAAAACAAAAAGGGGAGCAATCCCCTTTTTTTTATTTAACATAATACGAGAGTAAAGGGCAGGTTCCCTTAGAACACCCCAGCCACCTTTTGAGTGCCCGCCCTTCCTTAATTGGACAATACAAAGGTAAATGTATTTTTTTTAATGTGCAAATTTTATTACAAGTTTTTTTCTTTATTTTTTTTGCGTTAAAATTTGCAAGTTAAATTTATTCCACTTATATTTGTATCATTAAAACAAACAGATAATGAAAGCATTTAGAATTAACTCCGCTGACCGCAAGGTTGAAGAAATCGAAATCAACGATTGGAAAGACATTGCACCTGCTATTGGTAATGGTTGCGACATTTTCACCGCACCAGTTACCCTTGAAAACGATGACACTATCTATGTTGATGACGAGGGTTTGTATCATCCGTTTGAGGGTGGTTTTATGATGGGAGGGTGGCAGTACCCTTGCGTTGGTAACGCTATCGTTCAAGGAACTGACGAGGAAGGCGAAAGCACCGAGCCAAAGACCACAAAGGAAGAATTGGAAGCCATGATACAATGGATTGACAAATCAACTTGTGAGCGTTGGGCAGCACAATTTAACTAAAAGAATGGGGGAGAAATTCCCCCAAACTTTTTGCATTAAAATTTGCGAGTTAAATTTATTTCCCTTATCTTTGTATCAACAAAAAAAACAAACAATGAACGCATTTACATTAGCACACGAAATTAAACAACTATTGGTTGAAATGGCAGTGAACGATGAGTTGCCGTTGGATATGACCCAGTTGAACACCGAGAAGATTGAGGAGTTGATAATGAGCAACACCCAAACCAATCACGGAATACCGACCGAGGTTAATGTTGGGGTTTATTACTACATTGATGATGAAACCGACAAGCCTGTTTTTGACTTTGAGGAAATGACAACCGAGTTTAATTTAATGTTAAACGAATTGGAAAATAAATTTGCGAGTTAAAAAAAATACGCTTATATTTGTATCAATCAAAAAACAAAACAATGAATGTAAGAGATTTCGCAGAATTGTACCAATCCGAACGCGACCGAGCATTTAGAGTGCTGAATAGTTGCAAGACAATGGAACAAGTAAATGTCGCAAAGAATTACTTTGAGGCATTGAAACAAAGGTGGAGTGGTGTTACGAGCATCAACCAAACGATAAAGTTTTTGGTTGATACTGATGAAAAGAAGTTTATAGATAAAGTTATTAGGTTGGAAAATTGTTTGTTCATTTGTTGATTGGGGGGAGAAATCCCCCCTTTTTTTTGCAATAAAATTTGCAAGTTAAATTTATTTCACTTATCTTTGAATTAACAAAATAAACAAACAAATGGCAATCAAACAAATCGACATTCGCTTAATGGAAATGAAAGCGAAATTGCAGAAACTTGAAAATCGTGGAGCTGAAATCCTTGAGGAAAAACTTACCTTAATGGCTAAACTTGAACGAGAGGAAGTTGACCCTATTCTTTGTATGTTAAAGGTACAAGCAATGGACTACGAAATGTTTTTAATGGTTCAACAAGCAAAGGAACTTGAAGCAGAGTTTGGTGTTATACAAATGGCACAAGACCTAAACATTGACTTTGCAAAGGAAGATTTTTAACATAAAATTTGCACATTAAATTTATTTCACTTATCTTTGTATCATAATCAAAAACAAACAAATGAAAAAGTTATTTTTAATCGCAGTAATGTTGTTAGCAGTTGCAACAACAAAAGCACAAACACTTTCGGATGATAACCCACCGAAGTTACCCGCAAACCTAACCGAGAAAATGGTTATTGAGCAAGTTAATCGTGGAACAATTAACGCCACATTGATTGTTACATTTAATCGCAACTTGTCCGAAAGTGAGATTGAATTGGTTAAGGGTTATGTTTTGTATTTCTATCATTGGAAACAACCGATTGATAACCGATACAACGCAAATTCACCCGATATTGACAACACTAAAAAGTGTGTGATGAAATTCTATAAATTTTAATTCCTTTTCATTAACTATGCGAAAAAGGGGCGAAGAAATTTGCCCTTTTTTTGTTGTTAAAATTTGCAGGTTAAATTTATTTCGTTTATATTTGTATCAACAAAACAAACAAACAAATGGAAACTTTAATCAAAGAACAAAAAAGAATTTTAGCGGGTTGGGATATGCCCGAAGTTGAAGATGAAATGGAAGCACAAATCTATTGGGAAGATTTTGTGTATGAAGTTAAAACAATGATGAAGAAAATGCGTACAAAGAAATTCTTTTGTTACGGGTTATCTTTAACTTGGAGAAATGTTGCTGGATATACCGAATTTGAAACGGAGAGTGCAGAAACTTTAATCCGTAAACTTGCACCGAACACGGGAGAGTTTACAATGTTGTTTCACCCAACGGACAACAAAGGTATCATTGAAGTTGTTATATCGCACCACGATAAGCCAACGGGAGAAACAATGTATCTTATGAGCCAATCAATGGAGAAGAAACAAGGTATAAAAGAACAATACTTTACACGATAAAAGAACGGGGAGAAATCCCCGTTTTTTGTTTGTATATTTTCGATCGAAAATTTGCACATTAAATTTATTTCATTTATCTTTGACATAACAAAAAACAAATGGAAAATTTTAATCAGTTATGCGTTTGGCCTGGAACTGTTGTTGGGGCCAACGAAATAGAAAACTTTGAACAATGGCTCAAAGATGAGTTTGGTATACGGGGAAAGTATTGTGAAGAAGTGCTGACCTTACCAACGGAAGGTGTCGAAGGTACTGGCGGAAGGAATGACCTTTTCTTTCGTGTTCACGATGAAGATGTGATGAAGTTTGCCGTAAAACGATTGGTGTTTGGTATCAGTTGGTGGGAAGATGTTTTGGGTAACGGAAACGGAGTTTTGTACCCACAAAACATTTTGGACAAATACCCAAACACTTGGTAACAATTTATGAAATAAACCTTGTTGAAAACTTGTGGGTTAAATTTATTATACTTACCTTTGCACTCACAAATAAGATACTACTAAAAAAATGGAAAACACAAAAACTTGGTATGAGGTATTTCGCACAAATGATGATGAAAGCACCGAAACAATTTTCGCAGACGAGAACTTGGAAACTTGCGTAAAAGTTTACCGAAAGGAAAAGATTAAGGACAAGACCATTAAATTGGACAAGTGGTTATCAGCACCATTCTTGGAATTTCCCATACCTTACCAATCAATTTTGAATTAAAATTTGCAAGTTAAATTTATTTCACTTATCTTTGTATTAACAAAACAAAACAAGATATGAACAATCCATTTCCACGAGCCGCTTCGGGCAGTTACAAATCAATCCTTGTTGAGGGGTTGAACAAAATTGGTGAACATTCAGTTGCTGATGAATTCGCAAGGGGTAATATGAAACTTGCAATCGCTTCAAGTATTGTCGGTAGTGTAAAACTATTCCCCGAACTAAAAGAAGTGTGTGAGAAAGCCTTGAATGCAGTTGATGTGAATGATAGTGTGCGTTATTACTTTTGGGGTATTGCAAACAAGCAGTTTGTTATCGCTTCAAGCAATGTTGATTTCATTTATGACCCAATGGACAAGGAAGCAGTTGCATACAACGAAGTGAGAAAGAATTTGAGTGATAACGAAATTATTCAACCATATTTTTCACATTAAAATTTGCACATTAAATTTATTTCGTTTATCTTTGTATCAACAAATCAAACAAACAATGGCAAAGAAAAAATTTGATGTAATCAGTCCCGATGGATTCAGCATTCATTTCAGCGACACTTACAAGACAAAAGAACAAGCGGTTGAAGCCCTTGAAAATTGGGTAAAACGCTACGAATTTCAAGGTTATTATTCTTCGGTAAACTACGGAAGAATACCTTTGGAAGAACTACCAAACTATTGTGAAATCGTTGAGGTATAAACTATGGAAGCACTAATTAAAACAATAGCGGTATTATCAATCTATGCGTTAATCTATTTGTCGGTACTGGCATACAACAAATGGTGGTATGAAAACAAATGGAGGGATGAATAAATTTGCGAGTTAAATTTATTTCATTTATCTTTGAACTATGAAACAAAACGAAACAGATTGGAAACAAGGTTTATCCGAAAGGCACATCGCTCAAATCATTCGCAGAAATATGATAACAAGGAGCAAACCTTCGGGCAAGGTTTATGACCGAAAAAAAGTTGCAAAAAAGTTTGCACATTAAATTTATTTCGTTTATCTTTGAACTATGAAAATAAACATATATAGAATTAAAAAGGCTTGGATCTGTTACACCAGTGGTCGCGAGAATGGTCGCAACATTTATTGGTCAATCCGTTTGGCTTTATATTGGTTCAGTAGTGGGTTTAATTTTGAGGGAGATAAGGTATGTTAATTGGTAAAAAAATGAAATAAAATTTGCAAGTTAAATTTATTTCATTTATCTTTGTATCAACAAAAAAAACAAACAATGCCAACAACAGACTATTTTTATGTTTCAAGCAAAGACAATTCGGTTAGAAGGACAACCGAACCAACAAGGGAGTATTTCATTCCCAACGGAAAGAAAGAGGGTAATGCGAAGTATATCATTGAGGTATTTGGGTACAATCACCACGAAACCGCAAAAAAGGTTAGAGATATGGTAGATAAGGCTGGAATGTCTGACGAATTATTTACCATTAAAGTAGAAACAAGATGAAATAAAATTTGCAAGTTAAATTTATTTCGTTTATCTTTGCATTAACAAAATAAACAATGAACGAGGTAGAACAATTAAAGCACCGACTTGCAATGGTTGAAGATGACCTAAGGGTTATAAGAGCATTCATTTATCGGGAAGAGTTGAATGAAACATTCCAAAAGCCAACGGAAATGGCTGACGAGTGTTGGACACATTTGAACAACATTGAAATTGCTTGCGACCTTACAAGTGATGAATCATTAACTTGGACAAAGTTTTCTTAACATATGGCGAACTATCATGTAACAATCATGTCGATTGACCCTAACGACCATTATGGTAGAGAACAAGGGGACGACCACCAAAAGTACGGGTTGAGTGTTCAAGCGAACAATCAACGGGACGCAGAAGAAAAGGGGGTTGCTAAATTCAAACAAGAACATCCAAATTTGCCTATCTTTTGGGTAAAAGTTTTTGAAGAATAATTTGCACATTAAATTTATTTCGTTTATCTTTGCATCAACAAATCAAACGAACAATGGCAAAGTTTACATTACAATCAAATCAGTACATTCCGTACAGAGCAAAGAAATCACCAAGCGGTTTACCACTTGCTGAAACTTATTATTATTTTACCAACGAACAAGGTAAGGTAATTGACAAAAAGACCTTAAAGCCGTACAGAGGTAAGCAAATGGACAGGTATGCGATGAAGTCCAAAACAGAAGCAGAAGCATATTTGGAAGTTATCAACAAAGGGGAGTAATCCCCTTTTTTTTACAATAAAATTTGCATATTAAATTTATTTTATTTATCTTTGTATCAACAAAAAACAAAACAAATGAAAATTAAAGTTATTCCTTTCGTATTATCAATCC